TCAAGAAGCATGTGCGCTTGTACACGTATGGCGATGACAACATCATGGGGGTGCGACCAGGTTCAGACTGGTTCAACCACACTGTGATAGCCGCGAAATTGGCCGAGATTGGTGTGGAGTACACAATGGCCGATAAGGAGAGTGAGTCGGTTCCGTTCATCCACATCGATGATGCTTCCTTTTTGAAGCGGAAGTGGAGATATGATGAGGATGCAGACGCCATTCTCGCTCCGCTGGAGGAGGATTCGATTATTGGTTCGCTGATGATCGGCATTGTGGAGAAGGACACGGTCCCCGAGGCGCATGCTGTTGCTGTGATGCAGGGTGCGCTTAATGAGTTCTTCTTCTACGGAAAACCCAAGTTCGAGGAATTCCGGAAATTGTTCGAGGAGGTCATCAAGGAGAAGCAGCTTGAAAGCTGGCTGGAAGGTGAGCTTCGAACATGGGACCAGTGCATGGCCTCATTTGAACGATCGTCGCGTTCGTTTGAAAAGGTGAAGGCTGTGTACACAGATGAGTGGCTGGACACTCTAGGCTAAGGCCGGGCAAAAACCAGTGCGCATGCAGTTACTGACTACTGACTATCGGGCGAGGATGTAGTAGCGTGGGTATGCGTACACTCACCAGGGCGTTCCCCAAAGTGTGTATTTACATGTGATCTAGGTTGGTGGATCAAAAGCCCCAAAAGTAGCCGCGTGGTATGAGTCAACCCGCGGTTCCACAAACAGACTTGCTGAACAACAAAAACAACAACAACAACAAACAACAGAAAATTGCAAACAGGAACAAAAAGTAGAAAATTCAATTGTAGAAAAAGAATGCATGTGTGTCCATTGTTTCGAAATGAAATGTGTGTTGCAGTCCGAAGAGATTGCCATTGTTGCTGAAGGTGGCGCGCAGACGGTGACTCAAGATTTGGTCACGTTCATTGAATCTGAACAGCAGAATGTCCCCGAGGTGGCACAGCATGAGACTGCCCTGGCCAAGGCTGCAACCATGGGTGTTGGCCATTTGGCAGACTATTTGTCTCGACCTGTGCGTATTTTGAATCGCACGTGGCTCGAATCTGACACAACTGGTTATGTCACGAAGATCAACCCGTGGTATGAGTACTTGAACTCACCCTTCATTAAGAAGAAGGTCGACAACTACGCATGGTTCCGTGCGAACTTGCACTTAAAAGTAGTTGTGAATGCATCTCCATTTTATTATGGTTTGATGATGGTGAGTTACAATCCGACACCCGATTTGACTGGAGCAAACGCCGGTGTTAATACGGATTCGTACTATGTCAATGGTTATGTTCAGCGAAGCCAGAGACCGCACATCATGGTAATCCCCCAAGATTCTTTGGGTGGAGAATTGACTGTGCCGTTTATCTGGCCCCGAGAGTTCGCTGATTTGCAGTCTGCAACCGAGATCCAGGCATTGGGAGAGCTGGAATTGGAGATTCTTGCACAACTCGCCAGCGCCAATGCTGTCGTGGGGGCCGGAGTCACTGTGCA